AATGTAATGTCATTGTGAAAGCGAAAGAGGTGGTGGAGGGGGATCGGTCCCAGTCCGGTTGATGGTCCCGGTCCCCCCTCCTGCTCCCTCTTGGTTATTCGGTGGCTTTGCGGATGACGTCAAGCGCAAACCCTTCTGCCTCGGCAAAACAGCACATTTCCGGTGTCTCGTCTCCGAAAATATACTCAAACAACACCTGTTGACAATCTCGCAAGGCTTCCAGCAGATCCGGTGCTGCGGCGATTAGCTTGGCATTGGCATCTGTGTTTTCTTGCCCAATTTTGCAGATATGGTCGTCTCCAGCCATAACCGACGTTTGGAACTTGTTTCTGCTTATTTTTAATGTCGTTGTTGCCCATGGTCCCGGTGTGTATTTCCCTTCCATACTTCCCACCTTTCCCGCGTGATCCGGTATGCGCGGCCCACCCATCAGGTTTATGGTCCCCGGTCTACTCGTCCTTATACTTCACGGTCAGTTTGCTATTCACCACCACCCGGTTGGCGTGTTCCATCGCCTCCTCCACCAGTCCCGCACTCACCCCGTGTTCAACGAGGTACGTCGCCATCCTGGTCTTATCAAACCGTTTGGACTGTCCGGTGTAGGCGGTGATGTGGCCCATGCCCGGTACGCTGAACTGCTTGGCTCCGGTGGTGAAATGAAACGGGGTGATGATGTCGATGGCCTCCTCCCTCGCCAATCCCGCGTCCAGCTTGAGGATTTGTTCCTTGCGGAGTTGATCAAAGGCCCGGTCCAGGTTGAACTTGGCCCGGTTGATGGTGATGATCTCCTGCCCCTCCATGCCTTCCAGGTATTTGGATACATGGATGTTGATTTGATTTTGGGTTTGTTTAGTCATTGGTTGGTCCCTCCTCTGGGTTCGTGGTTGTGTCATGTACATTACGTTTACGATCGGCCTCCCTGGCCTTCCTCCTTTTCCATCTCTCCTTTCTGACCCATCGCTTGACCTCCGGGTCGGTTGACTCCAATGCCACGGAGTTAAACCCATTCCACACTCGCCTTACCCGGTTTTTCATCCGGTCAATGTCCTCCGGCCCCATGCCCTGGCATCTGGGGCACCGGGCACAGGCCACGAACCGGGCCAGTTGCCACCCGGCCCACTCCACCTGTCCCCGGTCCAGACCCGTCTTGACGCGACAGGCCACTTCCCGGTTGATAGAGCAGGCCCGCTCGGTCAACCTGGCCCGCATGGGCCGGCAGTCGATGCAGGGGATCGGGGGTGAAGGGCGAAGGGCGGGGGGCGGTGTCGGTGGTTGTAGTGTGCATGCGTCCCACCTCCCCACCTCCGCCCATTCGATTGCCGACGGTACTGGTAAATTCACGACCCCCCCTTTCATTTGTTGATGGTCAACGGGTTGGTCCCCGGTTCAAACGGTCCCTCGGCCCACCCATCGCACCGGTCCCAACATTCGGAACATGACACGTACGGGGCACACTTGAACCCTGTCCCCCTCACCCCGGTCATCCCTGCCCCCGCCCCGGTCAATTCCATCCACAGGACGGCCGCCAAGATCCAACCAATGATGGCCATCAGGGCGGCGAAGTACACCACCATATCACGGGCCATATCGGTTAGGGTGTAATCCGTCCCCTGGATTCTCCTCCCCATCATCTTCCATTTCCATCCCATTTGGTCCCCCTTTCCCTAATAGGTGTATTCGTAAATGACGCCCGTCGCCACCTTGCCAGGATATGCTTGGATAACCTCCTTAATATGCATTCCTTTAAACATCTCCGGGCGATGTCGGCGGTTGTATTTTAAATTCTCCAACCCTTCCCGGTCATATGTTTCTTCCATGAACCGTCTTCCATCCCTTGTCCTCATGTGATAGCGCTTTACCATTTGGTCCCCCTTTCCCGGTTTCCCGGTATGTCGGTCACACTTCCCGGTTAAAGAATTCAATCCGTTGTTTCCGGTCCCTGACCCCCTCCATCAGGGCCACGTCCATCAATCCCACTTCCATGGATCTGGACCTGGCTTTCACCATCATCAACCGCCCCAACATCCGCCACCAGACCGACCGGCGGTATAAAATTGTCGTGTACATTCCATCTTCTGGTTTCCATCCGGTCCACATACCATCACCCCCCCCCGACCGTCCCCCCGCCGTCATACCCCTTCGACCAATCGGCGGTCACACTCGCCACACAACACCGTCAACCCCCCCTTACCCCAAAGTTTCATGCCACATTGCGGGCATTGGTATACAGACCGCTTACCGGACTTCTTAGGCTTTGGTGGTGGTGTACCCGGTTCCGGTGCCTGACCTTGTGCGCCCGGAATGTCAAGTGGGTTGGCCATCCAGTCAAATAACAAACTGTCCGGCATCTCCAGCGCCACACGTTCGACGTCCCCCCCCGACCTCACCCGTGTGCTGACCGTCTGCCCCTTGCCCGCGGTATCCAACCCCAATTGGTCACACCGGGCCATAAATTCCTTGTTGTGGTATCCCATCCGGCCGGGCGTCCCGTTTAACCATTGTTCCAAGTGGATCATCTCATGGGTGATGGTATCCACAATGTCTATGAATCCCTGTTCGGTTAAGATATTGGCGTTCAACCCGATTTCATGGATGGATTGTCCTGTTTCCTCATTGTACCATTTATCCGGCGAAAAATACCCCCCAATGACGTTGGCATTACGCGAGAACATCAGCATGCAATCCCTTAATTGCCCGTCAAACAGGTTATCGTTGAGATAATCGAACAACCCTTGGAACGTCTCGGCCTGCGGCACCGTAGCGCCATTATGTTTTTTCTCTCCCATGGTCCCCCCTTTATTCTGTTAGCCATCGTTCAGCATAGATGATCACGTCGTCATCATCGCCAATGTAATTCGAAACGCTCGTGTAGGCCGGACCCCCTGCCGTGGGTGTCATTGTTCCAAAGACCAACCACGCAATTAGACAAATAAGCGAATTGCATACCCTATTGTCACTGATACCCGCCCATATGGCAGGGAAGATAGGATCATTATAGTTCTTGAATGTAATGAACAATGGCAATGGTTTATTCCCTTGCCTTTCATCAATACCCCTATAGTTGATAACCCCTACCACCCGGCACGGTCTATTTTCGGCCTCACACGTCGCGGCCACCTGATACACCTTCTCATAGGCCCGTTTGATATAAGACCGTTCCCTATCACCCCAAGGAACATTCAACCCAATGTAAATGGATATGGCCTTTTTACTATCCTCGATCACTTCCACAATGTGTTCAAACGGTTTCCGACTCCCATTAATGTATTGATCAATGGATAGGTCCCCGTCGTTCTCCGAAAATTCAGGCTTGTACCGTCGGCTTGGAATGTAGGCATTATCAAAAGCACTGTCACACGCTTCGTGATCATCCTTTGCCCTGTCAATGGAATCTCTCAATTCAGACAGGTATCTTTGCAATGACGTCCCGTCATACGTGGGTTGAAATATGGCCGTCCCCCCGTCCCCTTTCAATATCGTTTCCATGATATCCATGGCTTCAACTGAAATCATTTCAAGGGCGTTGTGCTCGCCGTCCCCATACTTTGACTTATACTCCTTTATGGTCATCATTGCCCATCCCCCCTATACGTTCAACTTAGCCCGCTCTGCCTTTGACAGACCGCCCAAAAAAGAATCCTCAAATGCAATCTTAACATTACCCGTCGCGGCATAGTTGGCGATGCAATTACACAGTTCACGTGTACCGGCATCAAAAGGGATATTGGACTCCTTCAACCCATCCCTCAACCCCCGCACCCGTTCCTGAATGTCGGCCCGCGCCTTTTCGTCTGTAATTTGTTCCAGCAACTTTGATTCGACCCGTTCGTCAACCCCGATATGGATCTTTGCCCCGAATCGTGACAATAGACTATCATCGGCCCGTTGTGCCCCCGTATACTGACGGGATACACTCCGGCCCGTTGTGTTGGCCGTGGCGATGACCCTTGCCTTAACCTTGACTTTCCCTGCGGGCGTCCTGATATGCCGCGTCCCTGCCTCAAGTGCATCGTTGAACGCCAACAATACCTCTGGATCTAAGCCAAAGATCTCATTCAACACAACGACCCTGTTCTCATCTTGAAGCGCCTTAACCAGTGGACTCGGCTCGAAAAATGACTCCCCATCCTTAAGGCGTGTGGACCCGATCACTTGCGCGTATTGCATCCGGCCACCTAAAGACATTTCAAAGAACGAATGCCCCAATGCCTTTGCGATTTCTCTACCCATCATGCTCTTGCCCGTCCCCGCCGGACCCGTCAACAATACATTCAACCCGGACCGGACATAGCACGATACCCGATCAAACAGCGGGTGTTTAATGTATTGGTCCCCCAATGGTTCCAACGTAGGCAATACTGCTTCTTTGGGTGTGCCCAGTGCTTCCAACAAGTCGGCCTCAAGCTGTTCGACTTGATCCTTGTACTTGCCAACTTCCCTGGCCAGGGCGTCTCTCAGCTTGTCTAAGGTATCCCGATTCAGGACCATACCCAATGCGTCCAACACCTGCCCCAGTCCCTCGCTACCGGCCTGTTTGGCATCCTGTTCGGGCTGCTCGGGCTTGTCCTGGCCACCTGTTATAGTGAACCCGTCCGGCATACCGACACCGATAAACTCATTCTCAACATACCCCGTGGGCACCTCTCCCGCCTCATACTGGTGAATGGCACTAATCACTGTGCTGGCCTGTTCTTTGGTTGGCCGACTATCCCCCCTCTCCAACTCTCTCCACTCTTCTAAATGGTCGGGCGCATGGTCCCGTACAAAACAATAGATACGCTTACCCTGTTTCATTGTCAGTCTGTCCGTCATAACGTCCCCCCCTATCCTTGTGATGGATGATTATTCAAATAGGCATTCTTTTGACTCTCTTGCAATGGCATATCTGTGCCCATTCACCATATTGCACACCATGCCATGGTTTGCCATCCGGGCCAAAGAACCATACGTCCGACCGCGTCCCGGCGATATTATGCCTGCCGGACGTTGGATTCAATGGCCCGAATTTCAATGTCCCTGGCCAATTTGTGACATACCACTTACCGTCATTATCCTTTGACAAATAGCCGACCCATTTGCCACCTCTTATCATCTGCTTTTGGTCCTCAATAGCACAGCAGGCATAACACACCTTGTGGCCGTTACCTTTAACACCATACCCAGTGCCCCCATTGTGTTGAATAGGCTTGTGTTGTTTACAAGCTGAGCAATAGAAAGTATTCATCTTGTCCCCCTTATGTGTGTTGAATGTATGTATGTTGTACCCGTACCCCATACATAGCCCTGTCAACCCCATCCACCAAATAAAAAATGCATATGGTAGGTGAAAACACCTATTATGCAACAAGAATGCAACACAATCCACCATCCACCAGCCCTATTCCTGCGCCATGGTCCCTATGTTGACACTGTCAACACCGCTTCAGTGTTATAGGGAATTGATACTGAATGTGATGTCGGGTTCATATATCCCCACCCATGTTGGATGGACTGTGTCTATACCTGTCATTGATATTCTCTATGGGTGTGTAGTGTAGTGCACATGACAACGCCCCTTGATGGCGTCCCCCCTGCCCCCCTCCCGAGTGAGCGCTCACTCACCCATCATGTTGATACTGCCCCCCTGTCCCTGCCTAACCTGTTGTGCACATTGCACATCCGCCCCACGTCACTGGCCATATGATCGTGGTCCTGGCGTGTGAACAGCGTTCCATCACACAAACCGAAGGGGGCCTTGGGGGGGGGAGGCGGTGGAAGCGATGGGGGCTGCCGGCAAATAGTCCCATGACCAATTTTAGGATAAAAACCCAATCCCCACACCCCCCTGTTAGGGGGCCGAACGGGCGCATTTGTGAGCATATGCCCACACACGCTGTATTTTGTGCCATGGGGGGTTGACCAGCGCAAGGGGGAGGGGGTACATATTGGGTACACGGGAGGTCGGGATATGGCCCGGCCCCCGATGGTATTGGGATTATCTATAGGAGAAGGAGGAGATCATGGAAGACTTGAGCGGGCAGGGAAATCGCAGTGCCGAGAGAGAGCCCCGGTTGAATGAGGTGATGAATGACCTTCTGTCGGAGCTGGATCAGGTAGAGATGTGGGCCATGCAGTTGGTGGACACCTTGGGTGTGCCGCCGGAACCGATAGGGGTGGAAAAGACTGAAGCGTCGGCCCCTATCAGCCATTTTTCTGTTATGGCTTTGCACATCCCGGACATGGCGCGAAGGCTCCAGAGGGTGAGGCAGGACATGGCCCGGATCGCCCACGCCATGACCACGGGTGAAGTCCCGTGATGATCCACCGCAAACCACCCCCCCAGCCCCCCGACTCGGACCCAGGACCGCCATCGACCGACTTCATCATCAACCGGTCGGAGCGGGCGGACCATGCCCGTGAAGTCCTCAAGCACCACGACTCCCGGACCCGTGTGGTCTGCACCCTGGGCCGGGGGTGGTTGGCCGGGTGGAAGGAGATCGGGGTGTACTGCGGGTTTGGTGGCCCCAAAGGAACATCCGCCTCCCGCGTCGGGTTGAAGATGGAGCGGGAGTGGGGGATGCCCGTCCGCCGCCTTCCCGATGGCCGCCCCCGCGCCATCCCCTATGAATTGGACCAGTGGCTGATCGCCTTCACCGACATCCTCCGCAACTCGGACAAGCCGGAACAGGGACACACGCCCGCCACCAGGAAAGACTGGAGGACCGCCCGTGCCGAACAAGAATGACCCCCATTCCACCGCCCTGACCCCCATCCCCTTTCACGAGATCGGTGATCTAGCCCGAGAAACCGCCCGCGACCGCCTCCTGACGGCATTCGAGGAACAGGGGGTCACCCGGGAACTGATGGCGGCAGTGGGTGCGGAACTCCTCCAGGCGGAAAAGGTCAAGGTGCATTGGGACAAGGGGGAACCAGGCCAGACCGACGACCAGGGACGGATGGTGGACCCCGGCACCCCACCCGGATTTCGCTACTCCAAACCCCTGGCCGACAACACCACCCGGTATAACACCCTCAAATTACTGATGGATTTCCACGATGTCATGCCCTCCAAACGGGTGGACATCGAGGACAAGCGCCAGACCAAGAACCTGGCCAACGCCCTGATTTCCCGCATCACCCAGATGGGGGTGGTGGGGGTGGAGGATGTGGAGCGGGAAGTGGACGGGCCGTCGAGGGGGGAGATGGCCCTGATGGGGGAGATGGTGAAGGGGGGAAGGCCGGCGATGTCCACCCCCCCGGATACCCCCCGGCCCCAGCCTGCATCATTGAACCCGATGGATATGGAGGAGGATTTATGAGCCAATGGTACCCATCCCCAAATAGTGGGATAGACAGGCTTCTTCTGGGTACAAGGTATCATAGTTGGAAAACCCACTATGAGGATTACGGGTTGAAACGTGTCGTCACGCTTTTATCCGACATAGGGGAATATTCAGAGAGGTTCTACGCAGATATGTTTTATTATTCCTATGCCTCTATGGTATTGATTATGTTACATAAACGCGAAATACTATTCAGAAAGTTCTCCTGATGTCCCCCACTGAAGGGTATGACGGACCTGTCACCGATGCCGACCTCTCCCCGTCCATCCACCCCGACCGCCTGGTTTACCTGATCACCCGCATCACCCGGTCTTTTCTCTTTTTCGTCGTCAACATGTGCTGGATTGAGAACAAGACCGAGTCGGGGGAGAGGATTGGGGAGACCAAGTTCAACCTGTGGCCCGCCCAGCGCCCGGTATGCTCCCTGTTCCTCCGCCACCGCCTCCTGGCCATTCTCAAGGCCCGCCAACTGGGACTCACCTGGTTGACCGCCGCCTACGTCCTCTGGCGAAATCTTCTCCAACCCGGATTTCTCTCCGTGGTCATCTCCGCCAAGGAGGATTGGGCCGTGGAGTTCCTGGATCGTGTCCGCTTCATGTACAACCGCTTGCCCGAATGGCTCAAGAAGGATTTGGCCAAGGACGGATCGCAACAGATGAGGATGGTGTTCGAGTGGGACCCCGGCGAGAAGAAGGCATTCGTGTATTCGGACATCAAGTCCCTGACCACCACCCAGGAAGGTGCCCAATCCAAAACCCCCGACCTTCTGGTGCTGGACGAAACCGCCCGGAACCGGTACGTGAAGGAGATATTCGGGGCGTCGAAACCGGGCATCGACAAGGCTGGGGGTCAGATCATCGTTATCTCCAACGCCCACAAGCGCGGACCCGGATGGGCCTGGACCCGCGATATCTGCTCCGGGGCCATGCGGGGGGAGAATACATTCCATTTTCTGTTCATGCCCTGGTGGGACTGCCCCGAACGCCTCACCCCGGAGGAAGTCCGCCAACTGGAGGCCAACCCCGACTTCATCCCCTCGGAGTTCAAAACCCGACAGCTCCGTGACGGTGTGGACCCCCTGGATGTCAGCGAGAATTACCCGGATACGGCGGAGGAGGCCCTGGCCACCATCCAGGGGTCCTACTTCGGGGACACCCTTACCCGCCACGTCCCCTACCTGACGCCCGGCGTCACCGGCACCCTTTTCCGGGATCGGGAAGGGGACCGGGAGTTGTACTTCCGCCCACGGGAGAAGGGGTTTCAATCCCCAGCCGGGGCCAATGTCATCATGATATGGCGCTACCCCTACTGGATGAACGAATCGTGGAACGGACTCTACTGGGCCGATCGCTACTGCATGGGGTCGGATGTCAGCGAGGGCCAGGGCCGGACCTACTCCGTCGCCTACGTCATGGACCGCCAACTGGACGAGTTCGTGTGTCGTATTCGGGGAAACCGCATCGACGCCGTGGACTGGGCCACCTACCTCAATCTGGTGTCGATGTATTATGCCAACTATTATCTCGGGGGCGGGGGGAAGATGATCGCCAGGGACCGGGCCTCGGTGTGCGTGGAAAAGACCGGGGCGGGGATCACCACGGTCAAGGAGCTGGCCAAGATGGGGGCCAACCAGTACATCCGGCAGATATTTGACAAACGCGGGGATGGGAATACGGACAACATCGGCTGGCACGAGGACCGCCAGGCCAAACACATCCTGTGCGGGGACCTCAAACAGTGGTTCAAAACGTGCCGGGGCCATGTTTATGATCAAGTGCTGGTGGATGAGGCGTCCACCACCATCGAACATGAAGGGGGGTTGGGGAATATTGGCCCGGAAGCGGGAAGGGAGTGGGATTCGGTGGTGGCCGCCGGGTGTACCATCCAAGCGTCCATCCAACTCGGTGGTCCACCTTTCATCGTCAAACCCCTGGATGACGCGGGCGGCGGGGGACCGGTCAGATCGAATTGGGGACTCTGACCCTATATTTTGTGCTTGACATCTTCCCCCACCCCCATATAACCTCTAACCCAATGTAGGAGACATCATGTCCTCCCCTATCCAAGACAAGTGGTATCACCACAAAGAAGAAGCCATTCGCGGTGACATCGTGGATGCCATATCCACCCTGCGCCATATCGTTGAAAACCAAGGCACTCCCAAGATTGCCCTGACCCACCTCAACACTTACCAGCAACGGGACCTGACCGCTGTCCAGACCACCCGCGTCGGTGAGTGGGAACTGGGGTACTCGGTCAAACCCGTCAGTGATGTGGATGGGTTTTTCGCCCGTACTATCTTCGCCATGCTCCACGGTGGGCGGTTCGATGAACTCAACAAGAGGGAACAGGAGCAGATCATCATGGCCCTGGTCAAGGGGGGTTTAGATGAGGGGTCCGGGGTGAGGCTGGAGATCATCTCCCCCTCCACCTTCGCCATCCACCAGAATTTCGCCGTGATGTTTTGGAAAGAGGGGAATCCCAATCTCGTGGTGCCTTCCAAAGAACTCCTTAATCAAGCCTTCGACCCGTTTCATAAGGGGGAGGGGGAGGATGAAGCGTGAAAATAGCCGACACCCTGATCAACACTGTCCTGCCCGAATCCTTCATGCAGCACGTATCACATCACAAATCCGTCCACAAACTGGTCCGCACCGTGTACCCGGCCCTGAGACGGTTTGCCGCCTCCCCGGCCCGTCAACAGTGGATGACCCAAGCCCAGATCTGCCGCAAGGCCGCCTTTGAAAACGAGTTTTTCACCGACGACGAAAAGAAGGAGATGCGGACGGCCGGCCAGGAACCCCACGTGGTTAACAAGCTGGTGTCCGGTATCCAGGGGGCATCGGCCATCGCCACCGCCAACCGCCCCGACATCAAGGTATTCCCCCTCCGCGAGTCCGACCCCTACTTGGCCGAACTGATCAAAAATGCCCTGGAACACGTATGGTTGAAGAATTATGGCTCCGACGTGGTATACGATTGTGTGGAGGAGAGGAATGTGGCCGGGATTGGCTGCATCGAGGCCGACATTGACGAGAACAAGGGGCCATACGGGGCCGTGGTATTCCAGGAGGGGGACCCGGATCTGTGGTACTGGGATGAGGAGTCCAAAAAGCGCGACCGTTCCGACACCCACCTGATCAAGGCCCAGTTGCGGTCGGTCAAGTATATCATCGACCACTACCCGGAACTGAAACAGGAGGACATCGTCTCGGTCAACGACAAATTCGAGTCCTCTCCCCAATCCCCCACCGACACCTCCACGGACGGCACCGATAATTACAAACGCGGGGCCACCGGACACGAACCCAACCCGGAAGAAGGGAAGCGGATGGTGTGGGAGGTGGATGCGTGGCTGATCCGGGTGGAGCACGAGCACTGGGCCACGGTCATCATCGACGGGACGCCCCAGGTGGTGCGGTTCGGGGACGCCAAGTCCAAGTCCGATGCCGAGGTCCTGATGGAGGAAATCCGGGAATTGGGCATCCAGCTCCAACCGGACACCCCTTTGGTCCCGGTGGAGGACATCACCTACTGGCCCCGTACCCTGCACAACCGCTATAAGGTACGGATCGTGGGTGACAAGGTCATCCCCCAGCCCGACCCCCAGTCCGACGAGAAGGTGGATGAAACCCGCAACCCCCTTGGTCTGGACTCCGATGGCGACCCGGTCCTGCCCGTGGTGTTCTACTATGCCCAGCGCACGGGGAAGAAGGCGTATTACCGGTCCCCGACCTATTATGCGTTCGACCCCAACAAGTCCCTGTGCAAACGTGAGGTCCAATACACCTTCGCCGTGTCCAAATCCCAGACCGCCCCGGTGGTGAGGGAGGAGCAGGGGACCCGCTGGTTGGACCCGAAACGGCCCGACCGCCCCGGCAACGAACTCCTGATTTCCAAAACCTCCCGGTTCCCCCAGCGGCTGGACGTGGGCCAGGTGGATCTGACCGCCCTGACCGCCCGGATCATGGAGGACAAAACCAATATCGACGAGGCATATGGCCTCCCCGAAGTCCTCAAAGGAAAGGTCCCCCAAGGGTTGGAGCGCATGTCCGGCCGGTTGGGACTGGCCCTCCAGGATACCGGGACCATCATGCAGAACCCGGCCATCCGTGGTCTGGAGTCCTGCCTGGAGGCCCTGGGGAAAACCCTTCTGGCCCTGATCCTCCTGTCCTGGCCCCGGTTCAAGTGGGAATCGTTGGTGACGGAGGATCGAATCAACGAGTTCCGCCCCCACCAGGACCCGATGAATGCCGAACCAGACGAAAACAAGGGGGAGGAGTTGAAGATGCAGGAAAAGGCGGAGAGGCAGAAGAAGTGGTCCAATGCCATTGACAAGGTGGCCGCCCAGGGGATGTCCGTGGTGGACTTCAATGTGGCCATCACCGCCGGATCGTCTCTCCCCACCAACCGCCTGTTGAAAGAGGAAACCGCCATCGAGAAGTACAAGATTGGGCTGTTCGACCGTCAGGCGGCCCTGGAATACAGCGGTGAACCACACGCCAAGGAAATTGCGGCCCGGATGGACAAGCGGGAGATGCAACTGGCCCAGGCCGGTGTCAAACCTAAAAAAGGATAGGGAGGATAAAAGATGGTAGGAAAGAAGAAAGCACCGAAGACCAAACCCGCACCGAAACCCAAGACCCCCAAGATTAAAAAGGAGATTCTGGTCCGTGAATCCGTCGAATCGGATCTGCAATTTATGGCCATGGGGCCGGGGAACCGCGCCCGGTTTGAGGTGGTCAATTCGGGGGGCGGGAAGATGGCCCTCAATCTGGAGCGGATGGTGATCGAGTTCCCCGGTATGGATATCGACGAGTTCAACCGCAATCGGGCCAACCTCCAGATCCAGGCCAAGATGTCCGTTGCGGTGGCCATTGACTCTATTCACAAGACCGAATAACATCGTGTGTGGGAGCGCACCAAAACCAAAGGGAGCATGAGGGAAGATGAAGACACTATTCAAATGCACATTACACCGATGGGCGACTCGCCTGTCGGGCTGCTTGCCGCCACTTCTGCTCAACCAGCGCGGGGAAGCGGGGTTGGACATCAATCGGGATGACCTCCCGGACGACATGGACATCGACGAGGATGGGAATGTCACCGTGAAGGCGGTCCCGGATGATGACGATCCCGGTCCCGGTGCGGGTGACGGGGATGGGAGTGCGGACGACGATGGCCACACCGGTGCGGGCGATGACCCAGGGGCCGGACATGATGGAGAAGGGGACCAGGGGACTGGGGAGGATGACGACACCCAGGACAAGGATGACGACCCGGCCACCCTTCAGCAGACGGTATTGGAGTTGCGGCGGGAGATAGACGAATTAAAGAAAGGCACCACCCCACCCGCCACGACAAAAACAGAAACAGATGACCAGGGGTCCGGGACCCCCAGCCAGGACCAACCCCCCTCCACCCCCTCCACCCCTTACGCCGAAGCCCGATCCCAAAAGGTGGAGTACGAGGACAAATCCCACCCGTTCCACAACAAAACCCTTGGGGAGATTTTCGATCTCAACCCACAGGAGGCGTGGGCCATATCCCCGTACCACACCAACATCCTCCAGCAGGGAAAGATGATGGAGGAAAGGGAGGCCGAACGTCAGGAGCAGGAGAGGCAGGCGGAAATCGACCGGCAGACCCAACAGGAGCTGGCCGACTTTCATGCCGAGTTTTCCCAGTCCAAATTTAGCACCCCGTACAACACCCTCACCGATGTCCAGAAAGCCGAAGTGACCAAGGAGTCGGACGCGGTGATGAAGTGGATGATGGACAACAAGAAATTCGGCATCACCATCACGGAGGCCCATTTCCTGATGAACCGGGGGAAGGCGGCGGCGGATGCAGCCAGAAAAGTGGTTGACGACGCCTCCCGTGGGCGTGTCCACACCATCTCCTCCAGCCGGGACACCTCGGTGGATGCGGACGGTGCGGATATGTCCAAGTGGTCGGAGGAGAAAATGCTGGAATACATCGAGGGGTTGGAGGAAGAGAAATTGATGAAATTCCTGTCCTCCGCCCCGAAGTCGGTGCAAAAGGCGTTCCCGGATATGCCATGGGCTTGACCCGTGGTCCTGGTCACGACATGAAAAAGGAGACACATCATGTCTGATTGGCAATTTACAACTGGAAATCCACTCACCCGCAAGGCGTGGCATGCCAAGTGGTGGGTGGAAGCCAAGGACGAGTCCTATTTCTACGGGACCGGCCTGGTGGGTCGGAGCGAGGAAAACAGTGTCATCGTGGAACTCCCCGATCTGGAAAAAGAACAAGGTGATGTCATCAACTATGGCCAGATCCGTGAGCTGTCCGGGTCTGGTGTGACCGGCGACAGCACCATGGAGGGCAACGAGGAAACCCCGTCCACCTACGACGACGACGTTACCCTGACCATGGTCCGCAATGCCGTGAGAACCGGTGGCCGGCTGAACATGCAGCGCCCCTCGGACAAACGGTATCGCATGTGGGCCGTGGAGTTGCTGAAACGGTGGCACGCCGCCACTCTCGACCAGGCGATTTTCACCGCTCTGGGAACCTCCTCCACCAAGGCCCTTTACGGTGGGGACGCCACGGGCACGGACTCCATCGAGGCCGGGGACTACATGACCCTGTACCTCATCGGTCGGATGTCCGCTTACGCCCGCAAAGCCTCGCCCCTCATCAAGGGTCCGTCCTACGGTGGCATGAAAACCAACGGGATCGTCGTGATGTCCCCGGATCAGGCGTTCGACCTGACCAACCGGGATGCTGCATGGTCCTCGACCCGTATGCTGGCCGAGATGCGGGGCAAGAAAAATCCGGTGTTCACCGATGCCCTGGGGATGCACGACCTGTGCCCCATCCATCGCCACTCCCGCTGCCCCCTGTCCACCACGTGGGGGTCCGGGTCCAACCTGAACGGTGCCACGGCGTTCTTCCTTGGCGTCGGTGCGGGCGTCATGGCGTATGGCAAAAAGTGGGTATGGAATGAAAAGACATTCGACTATGACAACAAGGTCGGATTCTGCGTGGGGATGCTGTATGGTGTCTCCAAATCGGTATTCAACAGTGCGGACAATGCGATTGGGGAGCTGAGAACATACCGTACCAATAACTAACCTATAAGTGTACTGTGGGGATGGCTCGTGCCGGGGGATGCTCCCGCCCCTGAGACCATGGACGGCACGGGTCCCCCACGGTGCTTTATCAGGGAGATTGACTCATGACAGTGAAAAAAGGAAAGGTAACAGATCCGGTTGATGAGCAAGGGTTGGGTGTGGAAAGCCAGGATGCCGAATCGGCTTTCGACCCGAAGAAAGATCCGGGTGTGGACAGTGGTGTGGGGCTGGACCCCAACGACGTAGGGGCTATCCGGCCTCGTGCCGCCGCCGCCCCCCATCCTTTCGACGGCTACCGACTGGCCCGCAACGTGGACATCGGTACCGGGGAAACCCGGATCTCCGCTACGTTTCTCGTATTGCTGAAACCGTCCGAGGAGCCCGTTCCCGATATTTCCAATGCCGACGTAACCATCAATACGGCCAAGAAGGGAAGTGGTGCCATCGGTGGTGCCCCCGGCCCGGACACCTACGAAAAGAAGGTGACGCTGGGGACCTACCACACCCGCACCGTGCCCAACCGCCAGAACACCCAGAATTACCAGTTCGTGTTTGACCGGGAGGTGCTGGTGGGGGATCAGTGGTACAAGTGCGCCGTCGTGCCGTCCCACTCCTGCCGCGCCCAGATCTGCTTCACCTTCGACCCACGGAAGGAAAGGGTGATGCCGGACAAACGGTATCTGCTGGCCGACACCCGTCAGGCCCAAGCCCTGTTCCGACTCTTTTCCGCCATTCATTACCAGCGCACGTCCGCCGAGCGAAACGCCAAGGAGTTTGACGACGCGAAGGCGGTAGCGTTCAATTAACCAAGGAGGACCCAGGATATGACCAACCTTCTGACAACTTTAGCCAAGGCTGCCGGTTTCACCCCTGGACAGGAGGTGGACATCTGGTATGCCCTCCACAAATCCCTCCAGGTCCTGTGTGCCAAGCTCGACGATGATGCCGGTGTGGGGAACGGGTCCGGAACGTATGAGGCCAACTGTTGGACGGCGATCATCAACTGCTCCATAACCAACAGCCAGGGGAACCGGGTGGCCAACGCCCTGTCCAATGCGGAGGGCTTCGCCTCCATCTCCCCCATGGCCCCCATCACCCCGGAAGCCCGTCAATGGATCATGTACAACTTCGCCAATGCGTGGGAAACCCTGTGTGAGCAGATTGACGGGGATGCCACCGTGACCCTGACTACCTACGAGGCCAACTGCTGGACCGCTATGTTCCTGCACACGATCAAGGACCCCAAGGGTGTTACGGATCTGGGGAATGAAACCAATTTTTACTTCACCGCCGGACACCACCCGGTGAAATGGCTCCTGGATTGGTTCTACAATGCCTACAACGCCTTGGAAACCCTGGCCGAGCAGTTGGATGGGGACGGGGGGGTGACGGACACCGATTACGAGGAGCTGACCTACGAGGCGTATTGCCTGGTGAACGTGGAGAACAGTGCCGGGAACAGCCTCGGCAACGGGTAGGGTAGGATAGGAAATAAATTTCATAGTTTGTAGTGTGCATTACATAATCACCAATATGGACAAAGGAGACAGATCATGAATATGTTTAACCGATTTAAAACCAAGATCCTGATTATGCTGGTGGCCGTGTGCTTGGTGGGGTTTATCTCTCCCGTCGCATTCGCCGCCGATACCGTTGTCTGGTACGATGGCTCCATCTCCGGCACCCCTGTGGTCCCCCAGATGGAAACAACGAACAACCTGATGACGATTCGTCGGATCATCGTTGACTTTTCCGATCGTACTCTGGATGCCGGTGACGCGGACGTGGCCCAGGTCATTCCCGTCCCGGCTGGCACCACCGTCCTGTCGGCCTGGCTCCGGGTGATCACGGCGGAAACCACAAATGGTACTGTTGACCTCGGTTATGGAGGTTCGGTGAATGCCTGGGGCAATGCCCTTGCCGTTGACTCCACCGCCGGTCTGATCCTGGGCGCAACCCACGATTGGGTTCCCATTTACTTCTCGTCCGCCGACACCATCGACCTTGTGGCCACCACCGATACAGCGGACGTGGACATTGACGGGGCCAAGGTGGAAGTTATTGCCGTGATGCTGAAGACCCCCGACACGGAGTATTAATCTCCAGTGTGGGCAAATGCCAACATATTGAGGTGGGGGATTATTGCCATCCCCCTCCTTTTCCTGTCCCCCGGCCCCATCTGGCTAAGTCATAGACTGTCGGTGATGGTGTTGGGGGGGGTTTTGCTGTCGTCCTTCATCCCCTGCCGTCCTTTGCGGTTTCTATCCTGGTACATATGCGGGTGGGTGTTGGTAGCACTGTATTTGCGTTTCATAACCCCAGGGGAATTGCCGTTCACAAGTCCCCTGCGGTGCATTTTATTTGTGATTGCCGGGGCGGCGATTTTGATCTCCGTAACGTCCACCCCCACCCCCATTTCTTACTTCATTGACACGATTCGCATCGTTATCCTGATCAGCACCACCTTTGCCCTGATAACCCTGTTGTGGCAGGACCCGGTACTCACCATAGCCTCCCAGGTCGTTCCCGCTGTCACACGGACCTTCACTGGATCATGGTGTTCCGGGGGGTTTGGAAATCCCAATTTCTACGCCGGGGCGGTGGCATTCACATTTCCCTTCTTCATCTTCCACCGGTTGTGGAGGTGGGCCTTGATCCCGATTGGCATCGTGTTCCTGTTCTCCGGCACCCTGGGCGCGTTCATTGCCCTGGCCGGGGCGGGTGTGGTGCTGATCCGGTGGAAATGGAGCCTCCCGTGGTGGGTGGTGGGGAGTGTCGGGGTGGCTGGCCTCATGGTGGGGTTCGTCCTGGACGGGGAAGGGATCACGGGGCTGGTGGGGAATGAACGGTTGGAGTGGTGGACCACTGCCTGGGAGGGGATCACGTCCTCCCCCTGGGTGCTTATCTTCGGCCATGGTCCCTGCACCTATACCCCCTACACCCCCCCTTTGCACAACGACTACCTGACCCTGTGGTATCAGTTCGGGCTGGTGGGGTTGGGGTTGGCGGTTTGGGCCTTGTCCGTCCTGTGGCGTATGTCCCCCCACATCCACCACCGGGCCTCCCTGGTTGCCTTCTGCCTCTTTTCCCTCCCCTCCCGCCCTATGCAGATGCCCATGGTGGGGGTGTTGTTTATCATCGTCATTGGTTTAATCTATAGGGAAAGGGATATGGTATGACGGACCACATGACATATGCGGATATGAAGTCGGCCATCCAAGCCGAATTGAAACAGACCACCGGCAAGAAGGACACGATCATCGAATACATGATCAACATGGTGTATTTGTCCGAGGTATTGTCGTCCGCCGCCATGCACCCCTTCCACTGGCTTCTGTCCCAGGACCTGTCCATCCGCACCTTCGCCCCGCTCACCATCACGGGGATTTCCGCCGCCAACCCCGGTGCGATCACGGTGGATGGGGATGCGCCCGCCAATGGCAACATCGTGTCTCTGTATGGCATATCCGGGATGACTGAGCTGAATGGCCGGCAGGGGGTGGTGGCCGGTTCCTCCGGTTCCAGTTTCAACATCGGGATCGACACCTCCGGGTTCACCGCCTGGTCCTCCGGGGGCAAGGTCTACCATCGGGGTAAACAACTGACCTCCGCCGCCGAGCGCCTGTGGTCCGCGTCGTGGAATGGGCAGTCCGGCCCGATGGAGCCTATGACACATAAGCAGATGGAGGGGGATGGGGATCGCGGCACCGCCCATCACAACCTGGACAACACCGGGTGCCCCACCCATTACCTCCACCAACAGGCATTCACCTCCACTGGTGTCCGCACCGACTCCATCCTGTGGACCCCGGCCCCGGACGCCGTCTACTCCCTCCGCCTGTGGTACCAGATCGTGGCCTCACGCCTCTCCAACACCACCGATGTCCCCCTTCTCCCGCCCCGCACCCATGACGTGATCGTGTCCGGGGTACTGGCACGAATGGTGGAAGGGGGGAACCAGCAGGTGAAGGCGGAAAACGCCACGATATGGCCGACCCTGTACCAGGCGTCATTGGCCGGATTGCAGAAACTTAATGAGGATTGGTGGAATAATGTTGAAAATGCCCAAGCTGTCTCCCATTTCCTGGCATAGACCGGGTCGATCCTGGATATGGGGAGTTCTCCTCCTCCTCCTCCCCACCCTGGTCTATGCCGGAATGTTCGCCTACCCGTTCATCGGCAAGTGGAACAATACCGACCCGTCCATTACCCTCGACGACTATGATTACCAAGACATCCAGAACCTGAGACGGGATGGGGATCGGCTGAAGGGGGTCCGGGGACACATCGTTGTCAACTCCACCTCCACCTGGGACGGGGACCTCGATACCTACATCTACCCCACCAACGGGTTCCACTATTATAAAACCTATCCCGCGACTGAGTCCCACGTGCTGGTGTGCGCCACCGACAGTGCGGATGAAAACCTGAGGGTTTACCAGAACACCACCACCATCCCCAACCAGGGCGAGTTCTCCGCGTCCATCCTGTACACCGCCCCGTCCGATGCCGAAACCGGCCGGTTCTCCATGGCCCCCAACGGGTTTCTGGCCTACGCGGACGGGCAGGATGCCAAGCTGTGGGGCGGGGACGAGTTCTACCCTCTACAGTTCATCACGTCCACGGCTGTCGTGAACGACACTATAACAAAGGCACGGGACTTCAGCACGGAGGTATTTAATAAAGATTCTGACACGACAGCATATATTGGCGGAGGAAACGACGAGAATACTATCCTGTTGGTGCATTTTGACGGGGTGGAAGGGTCTACTTCTGTAGCAGACTATTCTGATAGTGCCCATTCGTTGACATTGCAAGATGATGCTCACCTAACCACGGATCAAAGCGTATTCGGTGGGTCTTCTATGTATCTCGATGGTGATGGTGATTACCTGTCTGTTCCCGACAGTAATGATTTTTGGCTTACCACAAACAAGTTCACCTTGGATTTTTGGGTACGGTGGGACGAGGTGCCATCGACCGATGAGGGTTTTTATTCCCAAGCTACGGATGGGAATAATTATACCCAATTCTTATGGGATCAATCGGAAGGAAGTATTGTACTCCGTATTGCAAATGGTGGTGTTCTCAGTGTGGATAACACATTCGGGTCTTGGACTCCCACCGCTGATACGTGGTATCATATAGCCCTCATACGTGGTTGGGGGGGTGCGGCCAATGATTGGGCCGTCACGGTAAATGGAGTACAATTAGGAAGTACTCTCACAAGTTCAACTGCCGTTGGTAATTACTCTGGTGGGTTGTATATTGGTGGTACTTCGTTTGCGGGGGGATACGCCAGTCTATGGATGGACGAGGTACGTTTGACATCTGGAGAGGCAAGATGGGAAGACGATTTTACACCTCCATCCACATCATATGTAGACGATGCCTTAGTGTGGCTTGTAGGTTCTCCTATTCCCCTTACCGGTGTTACTTACGCCCTTGGCACCGCTAATACTGTTGCCAGTACTATGGATGTCAAGGAATATCAGATAACAGGATGGGAGACACTTAGTATTTCGGATAGCACTGACAATGGCCCGTCTCTGGGGCAGGATGGCTTGGTATCGTGGTCCCGCACTGGCCTTGCCCGTCTTGCCCTTCTCCAGGAGTTTTCCCTTTATTGGTATCAGTTTTCCATTGATGATGGCGCAGCTGAAATTTATTCTGTCACCGCCCAATCGGATATGGAGGATCTGACTAATATTTATAGTGGAGAGGAGCAAGATGTAGGGTTATGTTATGTATATAATGGTGCATATGATGATTACACGCCTGAAGCTCAAACAGACGAAGTTGGGTATCCGGTTGTGCTGGACAGCCTTACCGCCACAACACAGTTTTTGCAGGTTGGATTTAGCAGTCCGCAGCAAGCCCTTGTTATTAATATGGTTTCTGGTAAGTCAAATTCCACTGCCAATACGGGCCTTGACATAAAATATCGCTCCGGGGGGGCGTGGGTGAATATGGTGGAAGTATATGACGGGACATCCAATAGCAATATATCATTAAGGCAGTCTGGTGTGGTGAAGTGGCTGGATGATTTGGATGGTGAGGAGTTTCCCTACTCGTTCAATGGCACACCTCCACTTTATTGGTATCGTCTTGTGTGGGACGCCAACATGGATTCTGAGGTGGAAATCAACAACGTCCGTGGTGTTCCTGTAGCAGATGACATTGGAGGATACACTTTCCCGGTAGTATTTGGGGGAAGATTATTTTTGATGTCGGAACGTAATGGTAGTGAAAACAAAGCCATATACTCTGCTTATGGAGCGCCGTGGGTGTTCAATGGGACCGACAGTGGAGAATTGTACTTTGGGGACGGACTCCCCACTACCGCCGCCGCCCCTCTGTACAACATCTATCTGTCCACGGGGGTGGAACAGCTCATCGTCACCACGGCTAGGGCCACATATCGACTGGAGGGAACCGGGCCGTCAGACTGGGCAATTCAGACAGTGTCCGGGGTGGTGGGGTGTACCGCACCCCTGTCCATGGTCGTGTGCGGGCCAACGGACGTTGACGGGTCCAGTGCCAAACGCCAGGTGGTGATGTTCGTCGGCTCCTCCGGGGTGTACCTATGCGATGGGGCCAAGGTGGATCTGGCCAGCCACGACATCCGGTCCTATTGGGACCCCAACCATGCCAACTACATCTCCCCTTCTGTACGTGAGGAGGCTGTAGGTTGGTATGACCCGACACTGGATGTGTATAAGTTGGTGATGGGGGATCTGGAACTGGAATATTCCCTTCGTTATGGTGGATGGACGAAGCTGTACCGTGAGAACGGGTCCGGGGCCAACCCATTGCGTGTCGGATTCCCTGTGGTGGACACGGACGGCGGGGTGTACACATATGGGGCGGCGGATGATGGCCTGATGTACCGGCTGGAATATGGCGGGGACTGGAACGGGGTGGCGGACATCAACCAGTATGTCCACACCAAGGATATGTTCCTGGCCACCGGCCCTGGAGAATACCCGTTCTTTTACGACACCGTCATCGACTATGTCCGGCTGCTGTTCGCGGATCGGGGAACGGAAACCGACACCATCTCCTTTACCCATTATTGTGACGGGGTGGCCGGGGATGGTACCTCGGATGGAGAGGCGGTCCCGGGTGCGGTTGCCCTTGGCGCTGGTCCGGTGTACACTACAGACTGTTGGCTCGGCCCCTGTCATTACCACAGTTTCATTATCACGGCGGACACCAGTGCCAGCGATGGGATGGAATTGCAGGGACTGGGGCTGGTATTTGATGTGAACCAATCCCTGGAGGAGTAGGGAGGGAGGAATATATGGCGACATTTGTGCAGGCATTGAGCCAAGCCCGGAGAAAGGCGGCGCTGTCGGGAAGGCCGCTGTCCCAGCAGGAGGCCCAGGGGATCACGGCGGGGTATGCGGAGGTGGCCAGTGAGCGGGCGGCCCGGTCCAAATCTCTTTCGCTTCAGGAGGAGGGGTTGGACCAGACCAAGATGCTGGAGGAAAAGCGCCTGGCCCAGCAGAATGAGCAGTTTGCCAAGGAGTTGGCGCAGAGACAGGCGGAACAGAGGTCGGCGGAGAAAGCACAAAAACAGCAGGCCATAGGCACGGGGGCGGCCGCCGGTGCAGCCATTGGCGGTTACGTGGCCGCCGGAACCAGTGTAGGTGGTCCAGTCGGCGCTGTTATCGGTGCGGCAGTTGGTGTTGTAGCAGCGGTGGTCAGTGGGGACTCCCACCTGTGTACCGAATACACCCGTGTGGCCAATGAACTTGATGATGCCCACCAGGCGGCATTCCGCGCCCTCCGTTTTTTCGCCCGCGAATACTATCCCAATGCGTTCCAGTATTACCTGAAGTGGGGGCCGGAGATCATCAATGGCATTCGTAATGCACATTACGGCACGGAGAGGTACGAGGAGTGGTGGGGTCAGTTTCACCGGGACATCATCCGCCCCATGCTGATGGCCAACGCCCAGGACACCGCCCCCTACCGGGCCTACATCTACCATTGCCGTGATGTCCTGTTCCCCACCTATGCCCCGAAACACGCGGAGGGGGCGGAACAGGCCGTGCTGGATGACGAGTTTCATATCCGGTGGGCGGTGGACGACCCCAGGCTGACCGGATTCGAGGAGGTGGCCCATGGCTAACGGAGGGTTTGGAACAGGGATCGCCCAGGGGCTGACGGCCGTGTCGTCTCTCATCGGTACGTTTCAGCGTGAGAAACAGATGGCGCTCAAGGGCCAGGAATTGGCCATCCAGAAGCAACAGGCGGATGCGGAATATGGTCCGGGAGGGTTGGCCGAGCGTCGTGTCAAGGTATCAGAGGACCAGGTCGGGACCGCCGCCGACCGCCTCACCATGGAGCAGGACCTCAACCAGGTCCAGATCGCGTACAACAAGAGCATGGCGCTGAAACCGGTCAATGCCCCGGCCACCCTGACGAATATGGTCAAACAGGTGCCGGAGACACAAGCCATCCTGGGTCCGATCCTTTCTGAATTGGATAACGAAACCATCACCACCCGCCGCCAGCTCCGGGATCGTCTTCTGACCCTGCCCGCCAGTCCTAAGTTTCAGGAACTCCGGGGGACATTGAGGGAAAAGGCTGCGGCGGCCCAAGCCAAAGGGGATATGGCCGGGTATGAGAAGTACAATGCCCTCTACACGGCAACAGGCAAGGACGGGTACGAGGATCTTCTGGACACGGTCATGCAGAAACCGCCCAGCCTCCGACGCTCCGCCTCCGCCCAACAGCAACGCCAAATGGGTGTGGGGGAGATGGAGACGTATACCGATCCCAACAGCGGGGCCACCCTGAAGCGGAACAAGGTGACGGGGGATGTGGAGAAGGTATCCCAACGCCCCACCCGGGCGGGCAACAAAGGGTTCAAGGTAAACCCCGACGGCACCGTGGAATACTGGGAAGGAAGCCGCACCCCTGCCTCCACAGTGGAAAAACAGGCATCCCTGGTGGCCTCCATTGATAATTTGGAGAAGATGGAGGACATCCTCAAGAATAACCCGGATGCGGATGTCAGTGGATTCTGGGAGTTTGCCAACAAGTTCATCGACGACTGGGACATCATGGACAAGCAGGACCTCAATCGGTCTGAGTTCCGCCAGCGCACCGCCATGGCCCTCAAATTCATGTATGACGTGATGGGGCGGCAGTTGGCGGTGCAGGAGTTGCGAAAAGGCCAGGCCATGCTCCCCCAGATGGACGTGGACGAGAAAGTCAACCTGGACCGTATCCAGAACCTCATGGATTACATGAAAGCCATGATGGTAGCCAATCAGGACAAATTCACCGCCGCCGGGTACAATTTCCCCCCGATAGACCCCAACACGCTGAACTACCAATCCAAGGGGGTCCGGGAGGCGATTGACGCTCATGCCGAGGCCCTGAAGGCCATGGGGTATGATGATGCCCAGATCGAGGCCAGGATTCGCCAGAAATTCAACATCAAGTAGGTGATGCCATGGGTATGTGGGCGGATAGAATATTAGGGAAGCAGGGAGAATCCGGGAAGCGTGAGGAGGCCGATCAAGGTGGCAGTTGGGCGGAGCGCCTCCTCGGTCCCATCTCCCCGTCCCAGCCCGACGCCAACCCCCAGGACCCCCCGGACCCCCATATCCAACAGGTGGACATCGGTGGTGGCCAGACCATCCCGGTCTACAATACCCGTGCCAAAGTCGTCTCCGCCTACATCAACGGCAAGCCCGTGTACGGGGAGTCGTTCAAGGAAGCCACCAACCGGCCCCCCATGGCCTCCGTGTCCACCATCCGCTCCGTGTCCCGCACCAACGACCCCCAGGTGAAGATGAGGCTGTTTGCCGAAGGCCGAGGGGAAGGGGACCAGGTGGGGGAGAGGTATGGGATTCTCCCCGATGGCGGCGTGGTGCGGAAGGCCGACGACGGCGTGTGGTATCGGGAAATCCCCAAGACCCCCGGCGGCGGTTTGAGAGGGTTTGTCGGGGAGATGACCAACCCCATTGACGCGGCCACCACCATCGCCTCCGGGGCCGCCATGTCACTACCCGTGGTGGGCATCCCCGTGGCCGGGGCCATCGAATACGGCGGGGAGGTGGTCAAGCGGGCAAGGGCGCGGGGGGATTTGAAGAAGATCCCCGTCGTGGGAAAGATTATGCCAGAGGGGTTAGGCGAAAAGGGGTCGGCATCGGACGCCTACATCGTGGGGCCTTCTGTTCGGGCCGCCGTGGCGATGGGGGCAGGGGCGCTGTCCACAATGGGTTCCAAGGCCGCCGTGAGGGGGGGGAATAAACTGGCCAGGGGTGTGGGGAGGACCGGTGAGGTCGGCCGGATTGTGAAAAATGCTGAGAAGGTGGATAGGGCCGGAATCAAGAAACGGGTTGCCCGGTTTGAACGGTTTGATTTGCAGGATAACGTCGGCGCTGTTCCCGTCACCAAATCCCCCCGGCTTGCCGCCACGGAGGCGTATATCCGCAGCGGTCGTGCAGGTGTGGAGGCCAAGACAACCGTGGAGGGGATGGACGCCGGAGTCAAGGCGGACATCAGGAGTGCCATGAAGGAGGGCAAGGGGGGATTGCCGAAAACAGTAGGGCCGGAATCATCCGCCCACATCGGCGGGGCCATCCGACAGGCCACCCAGGAAGCCAAGGAGACGCTGTATAAGCGACGCAAGGCCGCCACCCAACCCTTGTATGCCGCCTCATTCAAAGAGGCCAAGGGCAAGCCCATTGACGTGGAATACACCATGGAATTGGTGAAGGACAGGATAGAGAAGGCCGCCGATCCTAAGGAAACCAGTTTCTGGAAAAGTGTCCAGGCATCGTTTTATAAAAAGACGAAGGCGGGGAAGGTACTGGGGCCGGACGGGAAACCGGTTCAACCCGGCGGTAAGGTGTTGAAGTCCGACATTGAGGATCTGGACCGGTTGCAGAAATCCCTTCGCCGCCGGATGTCCAATGTGCAGGACAGGGAAAAGTACGGGACGGTGGTGGATGAGCTGGGGGATGTGCATAAATCGTTGATGGATGACATCGGCACCGCGTCCCCCACATACGGGAAGGCCACCAAAAAGTATGCCGAGTGGTCGGAGATCATCCGTCGGGAGGAGGGGAAGCTGAAGATGTCCCTGCTGGAGAGATTGTCTGGCATGGGCAAGGACGAGGTCCACAAGGCCCCGGAGATGCTGTTCGGTGACAACGTGTCCCCCCAGACCATCCGCAACGTGAAGGATGCCATTATCCGCCAGACCAAGAACGGCCAGCGGAAGTGGGACACCATCTCCAGGGGGGCGATGACGCATGTGGTAGAGGGGATGGAAAAGAACCTGGACATCCCGGAGCGCACCCTGATGAATTTGCACGAGATCGTCCCCGATGCCCAGTACAAGGCAGTGTTGTCCTTCCGGGACGCCCTCCGCGACATCGGGTATGGCCCCAAGCGGGGTGCAACACGTAGCATGGGAGGCGGATGGGGGCTGTTGGAGCAGGAAGTGGGCGGGATGATACCGAAAGGTGTTCGTAAACTTACTATCTCCCCCTATATATGGTCGAAAATAATTATTGAGAACCGTATCCGCAAGGCTGCTCCCAGAATTGCAAAAGAACTCTCGACAGGGGAGGGTGTCCGGAATATGCTGGCATTAAGGCAAATGCCCCCCGGTGTGGAAAAAACCGCCCGTGTGCTGGGTTATCTGGGGTTGCAGATGACCTACGGGGCCAAGATAAAAAAAGAGGCAGAGAAATGAAAGGGACAGGAGGCAAAACGATGTTTACCCACATGAACAAAACCAGAACCTTGATTGTAATGTGCATCACCATCTTCGTCGTGTGCATCGCATTCGGATGGGCGTGGGCGGGGCCGCCGGAATGGGTGTACTCCAGTGGCGTCAAAACTGCCTCGGCCAAGATCCTCACCGGAGAGGGGTTTTTCGACGGGATCGTGGTGAAACCGGATGGGACCAATGCCATCACGGTCACATTCTATGACAACACCGCCGGGTCCGGGACTCAGTTCCTCCCGTCGATTGTCATTGCCGGGGACGGAGGGACGGCATTTTTGAACCCGGTGCGCCCCATTAAGGTCTTCAACGGGATCTACATCACGGTGGCAGGGGACGGGACGGAGAATTACACTGTGCTGTACCGGCCCGCGAGATAGGAGGGGGAGGATGACACCAGTGAGGAGCAGGATCGTGGCCAGTCTCATCACCACCCTTATCCTGGCCGGGCTGTTTGTGTGGATGGCTGGGGTGGGTGAGGCTAAAATGGGGTTGCAGGTGCAGGATATTGGACTGGGGTCCGGGGCTGGTGGGACCTTCCCGGAGGCTCCGCTTGGTATAGATTACGATGGGACATGGGCGGTCTACACCAGCACGTGGTCCTCGTACACAACTGCTTGGGAGTAGAAAATGAGAAAACTACTTTATATTATCGCACCCCTTGTCCTGATCTGTTTTGCCCCCATGTCGCATGGGGCACAGTTGGTCATTGATACGGTGGGGACGTATGACACGCCGCAGAAGATGATGCAGGCCATTGATGATAATTTTGATGAACTGTATGGGGCGTTTGCCAACGTGGCCGCATTTGAATCCTTCCTGACCGGTGCGGGTGCCTATGCGTCCGATATTCTCGCCGTCGAAAGTGAGGCTGGCCTTGCCGCCCTCCTCCCCAATTATATTGATCAGGCCGTGACCAGTGGGTCGAGTCCGACGCTTGACGGGGCCAATTTCAGCGGGATTCCAATAGCGACGGGGATCACCGGTTCGGTGGCCAACCTGATGACGGCACTGTCCGGGGATGGGGCGTATGCTCCCACTGTGCTTGGTTGGTCGGATGCGGCGGCGGCAAGGACGAGTCTCAATGTCGAGGACGGAGCTGATGTCACCGACGAAACCAACGTGGCCACGGCCGGGGCGATTATGGATGGGGACTTCACCGCCAACGGGTTCATGCGCCGTACCGGTGCTGGTGCATACACCTCCTGCCTGGACAAGTTTGATGGTACGGCAGCACCCCAGGCGGCCACCGACGACACCACCCTTGGCTATTGTGTCGGGTCCATTTGGCTGGATACCACCAACGATAAGGCCTACGTTTGTCTGGATGACACGGATGGTTCAGCGGTATGGACCGAGACAACGCAATCAGGCAGCAATCCCACCACAGCGGATATTTCCGACGTCTCCGTCACCCAGACGGAATTGGCCGAGTTGGAAACCGTCGGGGCTACGACGATCAGTGCGGCTCAGTGGGCAGGACTTGGTGGAGCCACCACGGCGGGGATTGCGTTGTGGGATGATGCAGATGCAGCGGCACAGCAGGCCACGCTGGGTTTGGTGATCGGGACAGACGTGCTTGCTGAGCAGACAATCGGCATTGCCAATGACAACCTGGTCGAGATGGATGATGCCGATGCGGCTGATAACGATTACGCCAAGTTTACCGCGAATGGGCTTGAGGGTCGATCGTATGCGGAAGTGAGGCAGGACTTGGGGATTGATAATGCAGCCAACCTTGAGAGCAGTCTTTCGCTTGGTGCCTATGCTTCTGATATTCTTGCATGTACCGATTCTGATGATCTTGTCACAGCATTAGGTCTTGTGGCGGGAGACATCCCCGACCTCTCTGGAACCTACGAGCCACAACTGGTCAACTCAGCAGGCCTTTATGGGGCCTTGTCTGACGAAACAGGTTCCGGCGCGGGAGCCCTGGCGGTGTTCAATGACAATCCTACGCTGGATGGATTGACCATGGGCGGCAATCTTGCCCTGAACGCTTATGAAATCCAGTCCACCAGCGATGTGGTTGTTCAACTTGGTGACAACGCCGGATCAAACGTCTTTGAAGTTGAGGACTCAGACGGAACGGCTGTTTGGTGGGTGGACTCTAACGGGATCACGCACGGTCTTGCAACAAACAATCCGTCACTAAAGCTGGATGAGAACGATGGGACAGACTACTGGCTTGGCATCTACGATACCACCACCGATCGAGTTGAGCTGAGAAGAAGTGCGACAGCAAACACAAACGTAGACGCCTATTGGGATGCCAATGGGGCTTATGTTGCCGGGAACATGAATATCTCTACCGGTCACACCTACCAGATCAGTGGAACGCAGATCAATATCGGAAATCTTGGAGCCGGGGGCAACTGGACCCCTACCGGAACACTAAATCTTGATTCTGCTACCCTTCAAAACATTGGCCACGGCACTGTGACCGATGGTTCAAACTACACGACCATTTCGAACAACGCCGATCACGATACGGTAGACGAGCTTTTCAATGCCATCAACTCATGGGCGGAGGGTGTGTCCGCTGGAACTCTTGTCTCTCTTTCTGACGTCGGCGGGGATGATGTTTACACAAGCGGCTATATTCTTATCGGAGATGGGTCCGACTCCTACGACCCCAAGGCCATCTCTGGAGACATTTCGCTTGGGTCCGATGGAGCGACCACTATCCAAGCCAATGCTGTTGAGGAATCGATGTTAAAGGCTGTTGATGCAGCCTCTGACGAAGATTTCCTCACTTACGAATCTACTACAGGGGATTTTGAGTGGCACTCTGCCGCCGATGTCGCGGATAATATTGCCGCTGCAATTTCCGCAGGGGCGTTGACAGACAATTCTATTATTGACGCTGATCTTGATGATGACGGCAATTTTACGTTTACTGGAACATGGACTTTCAATACTCAGTCTGTCGTTTTTGGCGTAGCACCGACCCTTCCCGCCGACTCCATAGATACAATTACTGAAATCGCCGCAGCCTTGAAATCCGGTGCTGACGGGACGCTGCTCACTGGAACAGCGGGAACCAATACCTATACCGCTGTTTGGGATGGGAACGGTGATCTGGTGGATGGGTACGATCCAGCAACGAAGGCGGATGTTGCTGGGGATGTTTTTACCGGTACTCACGACTTTGGTGGAGCAGATGATCTTGAAATCCCAAATGGAACCAACCCGACAACCGATATAGCCGGTCAGATTGCAATTGATTCCGACGACAATTTCTTGGAAATTTATGGGTCGGCAGTTAGAAGCATACCCACCGAGTTCCCGATCACATTTTCTGTTTATAAGCCAAATGAACTTGATGACGCTCAACGGGACTTCATGCCTTTCTTTACGAATAACACTGGAGCGTCTATCACGATTACCAAAATATATGCGATGGCTGATGTAGATGACTGTGATTTCCGCATCGAAGAGTATGACGCGGATGGGTCGAGCAACGAAGCGTTGGTGAAAGCCGAAACCTGCGATACTGGGTCTGGTCCGTACACCAACGATGCCCAAGGAACGATTACAAACGCAACTGTAGAAAATGGGCATGTCTTAGTCTTCGATAGCGACGACACAGACGTTCCTGATTATGTCCACTTCACCATTTGGTACACAGTAGGAGAGGTAGACTGATGAAAAAACTTTTCGTTTTACTCGCAATCACGTTGTTCTGTTTTACTTCCGTTGCCGTAGCTGATGCGGGGATGTTGGTACAGGCAGTCGCAACCGGAGGCGGCGGAACCCAGAAATGGGTAGGCTATCCGAATTCAAGCGGCACTCCAGACGATGGATCAGCATCATGGGGAGGCTATGGTTCAGATGATGACAGGTCGTATTTCCGCGAATGGACTGCAACGGAAGACGGCACGATTCAGGCCTTGAATGTTCGATTCGCTTCTCCAACATCTGCGCCCGGAGAATATTCGTGGTACTGTGTTTGGAATGGAACAACTCTGGTCGCTTATCTTGCAATTGGAGAAACATATTCAGAAGGCGATTGGACCGGCTATCAAACATTGAATGTGGCTGATGGCCAAAGTCTCGATTTTTCAACTAATGACGTTATACGTTCTGGTGTGTCTTACGAGTTTTCATCCAGCGGTGGAGGCCAGCTGTTGGGCGTTGATAGCACAAGGTCATCGTCTATTTACTATGATTCTACAACCTCTATTACGGCCACCCCACCAACCACAATCTCGGTGTCTGGGCCAAGTGGATCTTATAATGGCCTTGGCGTAATAATGAGGTATGTAACGAGATGAAAAAATTAATTCTGTTTTTCCTCCTTTTTTCATCCCCCGCTTGGTCCGCCCCAACGATCACCGGCACCAGCGGGACGCTTACAAACGGAGAAACAGTCAGCCTCAGTGTTACATCTCCGGGGTCCAAGTCTACCGCTGCGCCTAAATTTTGGGATAATTTCGAGGATGGCTCTATCAACACCTCGGCGACTATCGGGACATGGCACGAGATTGGATATAGCACGTCTGCTTCAGCCTCAAGCAACAATGCCCGTCATAGTAGATCCACATATAGTATGCGCTGCGATATGGACGGCGACGATTATTGCTCGGCGAGTGGTGAGGGGACATCTGCGTATCAATGGTTTGTCCAGTATTGGGTATATATAGACAGCGGGTTTGATTTTGAGTCCGGGAACATCAAAATAATTCGACTGCACAACAACTCTCATGGAAGTTTTCGGATACAGGCACCATTCCAACGAACCGACTTAACCGTTGAGGGTACAGATCAGGGACATGGTGGAGAGGGGTATGCAAGCTGCACCGAGGGTGGTTGGGTTCCTGTTGTTTCGGGGGTTGGGAACACCGTTGATCAGATTTTAGGACATGGTTGTGCGGGTACTGTTTATGCTGGATCGGTCGGTTGGGCAAACTATTCGTCTGACGTGAAAGATGGCGAATGGCACCAGATGCAGTTCCAGTACGCAGAAGGGTCTGGTTCTACGGGTCAATGCAAATGGTGGTTCGATGGCACACTCATTTTTGATCACTCGGATTTAACAACTGGAAACTACTCTCGATACCCGTTTGTTGTCGGATGGTATATGTCAAGCGGCAACGGGGATGGCATCATCCATATTGACGACCTTTATGCAGACGACACTTGGGCGCGAGTCGAGTTGTGCGAAGGATCGACATGGGCAAACAAGGGTCAATGCGAGATCCAGCCCATTAGCTCATTTGGAACAACCACAGAAATTACGTTCAACCAGGGGGCATTTGATAGTGAAGAAACGGCTTATCTTTATTTCGTTGATGATTCCGGCGATCCGTCAGCCGGGTATGAAATTGAGATTGGTTCGTCTGGGTCTGCCGACACAACTGCCCCAACCGTAACTGCTTTTACTATCCCTGAGACATCCGATAGCACAACGATCAGTATAACCACGTTTACTGCCACTGACGACACGGCGGTAACGGGATACTGCGTCAATGAATCAGCCACGCCTCCTACTTCGGAATCATGCTCCGGTTCGGGGTGGGAAGGGTCCGCTCAGACATCATATACCTTTTCGAGTCAAGGAGAAAAAACTTTATACGGATGGGCCAAAGATGAGGCGGGGAACGTAAGTGACAGTTTAAACGATGCGATTACAGTCACCGTAGCACCAAGACTCACAGGTGTTCACGGTTCTTTTACCTATTAACGAGGGACGGTATGAAAAAACTTTTTATTATTTTGACAATCTTGGCAATGGCAGTTCCAGTGATGGCGAATTCAGTACACCTCGACTGGTCCTTTCCAGAAGACCAAATCGACAACATCGACGGGTACAATATCTATATGCGACTTGAGGGGTCCGAGTTCGGTAGTTCTCCCGAAGCTGTTGCCCTGCCTGACGAGTTTTCTGGGGATATAACCAATTTGCCTGATGGTGCGTACTGGTTCGTCATTACTGCGGATTACGGCATGTATGAAAGCGCACGAAGCGCAGAGGGAGGCATCATTTTTTCGAATGGTGAAGTCAGCTACCCTTTGTCCATGTCCGTCCCGACGATCCTGACGGTGACGGGCCAAGCAGACTAAGTGTTTCTGGTGGTGGAGGGTGCTTTATAGAAATTCTGATTGGCCACCTGACGGACAGACGACACAATTGATAAGGAAACGAAATGCTAAAGCAAGTAGAACGCCACTGGTCAAATGTAGCAGTTATGGTAATTATTGGTTTGCTCGCGTTTTTTGCCAAAGACTGTCTCAATTCCGTCAAGGAAAATTCGGAGGCCCTGCATAGGCTGGATTCTCGTGTGGTTATTCTGGAAACAAACTTTCCTCATGTGGCCAAGTCACTGGAAGATATGAGCCAGGAAGTGAAACGGATCAGGATTTTGATTGAGAGGTCAAGGGATAGGATGGAAAGGAAAGGGGGTGATGGGAGATGAGAGAGGTTTTGGTAGCGTTTTTCAGTCAGAATATCAGACGGTTTTTTTGGCTGATCGTATTGGTGTCGATTATTATCGTGATGGCTTCCGCCGGAGAAAAGGCGGAGGCGCTGAAATGGTGTGGAATCCTTGCCGGTGTGGCCCTGACACAGATCAGATCCAACACGGCCGACCCGGAGCGGACACCTGCACCCACATCCAAGAAGGAGGGAGAGAAATGAAGACACGGGTGATGGAGATGGTGGTGGAGATCGGGACGGGGATGGTCGTGGCGGCCCTGGTTCTCCTGGCCGGGTGTGCGGGCCTTCCCCAGTACCCGGAATGTAATGCACATTACCCCCAGGACGCCAAGATCGTCCAGGTGGCCAACACCTACGAGATGTGTCTCCGGGACGTGGGGAATGCCATGATCGTGGCCAACGCCCTGGCCGTGGGGATGGACGCCTACACCGTGGAAGATGCCTTGAAGGTGGTGGACGACACCATCCTGCTTCTGGAAACCAACGTGACGGAGATGGCGTTCAGGGATCACGTGATGGGGAGACTGACCAAATTTCCCGGTCTGGTGGATGTGGGCCGGGTGTATGTGATGGAATTTTCCTCGACCCGGTTTATGGACCGGGAGTCCAAGGGGATCATCCGAGGCTGGTTGGAGGAGAAGGTCCGGCCGGTGCTGGTGGCGTCAATGGAGAACAATCCCGATTAGGTAGAGGATCAGGTACGGGGTTGCGGCCAGGGTCAGGATGAATATGTGGAATATCGTCCTCTCCCTGGCCCGTTGTTTTCTGTTCTTTTCGGCTTGTTCTTCCACCCATGTCATACCCAATCCTCCATTTCCCCCCACGATGTCAGGCTCCATTCCACATCCACCCTCACCCCGGACTTCAACTGTTTGGCCCCCTCCATGATTTCCTTCTGCACCGGGACAAGGACATCCACCAGATCCAACGGGACAAACGATACGATGTCGTCGTGGATTTGAATGGCGGGCCACAAGTCCCACCCTTGGTCCCTCCACCCCTGATACACCGGCACCAGGTCCGCCATGGCCTTTTTGATTACCGATTGCGCCCCCATCTGGATTCGTGCATTACACGCCTGGCGCTCGGCCTCCGATCTCTTGTACTCGTTTTTCAGCCTGGCCCCTGGTATCCGCCTGATCCTCCCGGACCAGTCCCACACATACCCATGCCGCCGGGCCATGGACACCGTGTCCTGCACGTAGGTCTTGATCCCCGGTCGTCGCTCAAAATATTTCCTAATGTATTCCGTGGCAAAATCGTCTGTCCATTCTCCCACCTTATCCGATCCTACTTGGGATAGGGCCTTCACCATCAATCTGCACAACCCCTCCGGCGTAATGCCGTATACAATCCCGAAATTTGTGTTCTTGGACGGGAGGCGCTCCGTCAATTTGTCCACCGTGTCGATTAGCTCCCTCACTTCCTCCGTGTCCATCTCCCATGTAGGCAACATTCGCGTGGTTTCCAGTGCCGTGAGTGAGTGGATGTCCAGATTCTCCCGGAATGCCCGTATCATGGACTGTTCGTCCGCCTCCTCGGCCAGCATTCGCAACTCGATCTGGGAATAATCCATGGAGACGATGGCATACCCGTCCGGGACCACAAACCCCTGCCGCAATTTCTTAGCCCATTTCTTATCCCGTTTGGGCTGGGCCATCAGGTTCGGGTCGGCGCACGACAGCCTCCCCGTGTCCGTGTTGGTGTTTCGGAAGTCCGGGTGGAGGCGGCCATCGGAGCGGATGTGCCGGGGCACCCCACAGGCATAGGTGGAGTCCAGTTTGGCCAGCTTGCGGTGTCGGCGGATGAGGGGGATCACGGGATGGCGGTGTTCGATCTGGGCCAGGACATCATCCCCGGTCATGGTCTTGCCCATTTTCTTGGTGCGCTTTTTGGGAAGGTATTGACGGAGGCCCAGGGTGTCGTAGAGGAGGTGGGAGACTTGATCGTGAGAGGTGAGCTGGCCATCGAACCCGGTCATCACCGTGATCTCCCGTTCGATCTCCTCCATCCCCTGACGCAGTTCATCGGACATCCGGGCGAACCGTTCCCGGCTGGCGGGCATCCCCCCCGTGATCATCCATGACACGAACTGGATCACTCCCCACTCCACATCCAGAAGGGGGGTCATGTCGAGGGACTGCATTCGACCCAAGAGAGTGTGGTACACCCGAAGGGTCATGTCCGCGTCTGCACACGCATACTCCCTGGCTTCGTCCGGGTCCACATCCTGGAGGTAGGCGTCGGGCATGGGGCCAAGGATGTCCTCCACCATTCCCCGCCCCTCCTCCTCCTTGATCTGCCCCCACCGCTTCCTGGCCTCCACTGGGCCGTCCTTCAACACCTTACCCTTCTCCACGTCCCGGACGATCCCCCTGGCTTTCTTCCCCACATCCTGAGGCTGTTTCAGGTGGGGGACCCCCTTACGGTATTCCAGCACCGGTTCCGGCTTGGGCCACGCCATGGCCGACACAAAGGAAAGGTACTCCAGGGCCACTCGTTTGCGTTCATCCCCCACCACGTCCATGTAGGACCGCATCTTGATATTGGCGTGGCGCAGGGCCAGGGATTTCAGGCCCAGGGGTTCGTCCTGGAGGAGGTAGGCCATGACCATGGTGTCATGGAGACGGGTGGGGTGGATGCCCAGGGATTGGAGTTTGGGCAGGTCATGCAGGGCAGAGTGGAGAATGACCAGGGGGTTGTGGAGTGTAATGTATGCCACAAGGCGTTTGACAGATAACTCCCGTTCGGTGGGGATCAGGATGGCCGATCCGGGGAGTCCGCTGACCTGGATGGACCATAAAGTATCTCCGGGGCCGTCTTCCGTGTCGATGGCAATGGTGGATGGGGATTGGCATATGCCATCCAGATAGTCCCCTACCGTGATTTGGTCCGGGGCCAGGAGGTATTGGGACGGGTCCGGGGGGAATGGGAGAGGGCGTATGGCAATCATACCTCCTCCTCCTGACTAAGAAACCTCACCTTTTTGTCCCACGCACGGGCACACCATAGCTCATCACATGTACTCAATCCAATATACCCCTCTACATCCAATATTAGGACCTCATCCGCCATTTTTATTTTTTCAAAATGAAGCCAATCCAACTGACGTTTTGTTTTTGATGCTTCCTCAAAATTGAGGTGGGCAAAATGTTCCGCGTCAGATTTCATGGAGCACCCAATAGATAGTACGATGTTACCTGCAAGTGTCTCCCTCAATGAAGCTCTTTGAAACGCCTCGTAGAATTTTGTTGATCCACATAGACAAACTATCTTTGTGTCCATCTTACTCCTCCTTTCCACATTTCCCCCGCCACCTTGAACCCCTCCATCACCCACGCCATGTTCTTTTGGCTGTGAAACCCACTGGCCGGGTGTATCAGGGGCAGGACGGGGCGATCTATGACGGGGGAATGGTATGGTATACCCGTGATGGCTTCCATGGGCAGATCGTCACGTCCCAGCGCCCAGCGGGTGGAAAATCGCCCGGCCGCAACCACAAACAGGGGGTCCAGGGCCTCCACCTCCCTCCGCAACCATTCCCCGCACTGGTCCAGCTCGTCGGGGGTGGGGTCGCGGTCGTCCTTGGGATGGCACTTGATGATGTTGGTCAGCCAGGTGTGGGGGGCCAACCCCACCCGCCACAGTTCCGTTCTAACGATGTCCCCGGTGGGGCCGACAAATGGTGCCCCGCGCATGTCCTCCACGTTGCCGGGGGCCTCCCCGATGAACAGGACACATGGGGCACCAGAATCGGGTCCGTCACCCTGGCACCATGATCCTCGGACGATCTGGCGACGGGACTGGCACAGGGAGGTGCACCTGGTGCATTGGGAAGGGGGGAATGGCGTGATGGAGGTCATTTCTTCTCTACGAAAAACTTTACTTTAGTATCGATGTAAAAAATATAAATACCCGCTCCTTGGGAGGTTTTTTGGAAGGAGATGTTCTCCTTAAGCAAAAACCACGTAAGTTTTCGAACAGGAATTGTTCCTTGTACGATGACTTGAACAACACCCTGAACCTTTTTCCCTTTTATTTTTTGGTGAAAGTCCAACACGTGATCAATGTTAGAGATAAAATACCTACCATTGGCGGTATCCATACCCACCTCCTAATGTAAGGGTAATAAAATATTATGGCCTGTTTCTCGTGCTGACCAACAGGCCCGGCACGTTTCACAATGCCCCGGACAACGGACCACATTATGTGTACGTTTTTCTTTTGGATGTTCAATAAATGCAATAGGGTGTGATGTAGTGGGAAGTTTAACTCCCGGCCACGCAGAAAATATCAAAGACAAATTGTAGGGGAGGGTGTTGGGGATACTCAAGTTGTAGTTTTTAGTAAAGACAAGAAATTGTACAAAGAAATAGTCCTGGGCTATATTCAACATATGGTCGAAATAATCTTGGGAAAGAATATCTCCCGATACATGCCAACGGAAGTACTTGGGACGGTGACGAAGAAGGTACCTACGAATAGAATCAAAATAATACTTTCGATGTTCGACAGCAGCAAGGAAATTATCATCCCACGCTTTTCTGACTTCCGGCCACATTCGGTAGAATTTTAAGGCATAACACTGAGATTTGCATCCCGTTGTGTTTACGCATCCCGTTATAGGGGGTAGAGAGACATTCGGTGTCCTGCCTATTTTGGTATTACCGGATATAATGTGGATAGGGGGTCTCATTTTCCTCTGTCCTTCATCGCCTGATCATACCCGGCCCGAAACCCGTCATCAAACCCTACTTGCCACTGATCGCCTTCACGATCCCCTGGGCCGTCGTCTTCCCCACCCCCTCCACCTGCATAAGTTCGTCTGTGGTCGCGGCACACAGGGCACTCACATCGGGAAAATGACGGCTGATCGCCATCGCCCTCTCCATCCCCACGCCCGGCAACTCCATGGCCACCCTCGCCACCAATGGGGCCTTCCCAACACCCGCCACTGGCAGGGGATTGGTGGCCTTTCCACGGCACGAACGGTGCTGATTCCATTTTTTCGTCGTCCACCATCGGTACACGTTCGATAACCATAATGCTGTCCGGTCGAGAGAAGGTGTGCAGACGACCGTTACATTCCACATGCACGACAGTGAGTTCAGGAAATTGTCCACCGTCGATGATGTGTACCGTTGTCTTCCCAATTCGAGTGCTTTCCATTGCCCCCTCCCTATTGGTATTTCGATTAACCCGCCTCGGCCCGGCCGCCAGATCCCCTCCACCAGCACGTAGGTGTAGTGGTAGTGGGTTAGCATACCGGGGAGTTGGTGAGTGGTCAGCCGGCCGGACTCCATGCTGTTGATCAGGTCCCGGAGGCGTTTGCGCTCCACCCCGACCCAGGCCGTCATCTCCCCATCGGGACCGTTTCCCATCCAACAGGCGTCCCCGAATTGTAATGTGCATATGTCGTTGGGAGTGCGGTGGCGGGTGAGGGCGGGGGCTAACTCTTTGGAGCCGATGCGGTGGTCGATGAAGATCATTCCCCCGCCTTCAAATATTTTAACAACCCATGGACACCCCTCTTTGGTATTCCTCCACCTCGTGGTATCCACTTTCCAGTCCCCGGCCAGAAATCCACAATCATGTCTCTATGTCGGACAATCAAGTGCGCCCCCCTGTTTTTACTCTCAAACTCCACTCCCGCCTTTCTCAATAGATCAGCGGAAAAATTACGATTAGAGGCTCGTTTGGCTTGTGATGCCTCCCTCATGACACGGTATGTTTCGGCAGTATCGGAATCTCTACCCATACTATACCCCCTTTCCTATTCCCATTCATCCGGCGTGGTGTTGGTCAGCATGGCGGCCACAAAGGGGAAATTACACATCTCCCCCTGGAACGTCATGTGGTTGAGGGATGCCTGGAGGCCATTGTTCAGGATCTCAAACGTGAACTCCTCCTCACCTTCCTCATCCCCCTCCATCATGTACATCTCCGCATTCACCTGGACGATGTCCTTGGCCTTGCCAAACCCTGCCGGCTCGTATCGCCCATTCCATTTATCGTTCTTGTACTGCTTTTTCATCTTGCGGAGGAGGACCAGGTTCTTGTCGCACCGGTCGGCCTTGTCCAGGAGTGTTTTGTACACGGCATTGACCTCGGTGTACTGGTAGGGCATCACCTGGGTTAGTTTCCCGAAGTAGGCCATGCGAATCAACTCCCACATCTCCGACTCGGTGTCCACCACGATGGACCTGATCCCCTCGGCCTCCTCCAGCCCCCAGCGGAACAACTCCCGGACCTCCTCCCACTGCTTCTTGTGTTGGTCCTGGGCCGCGTCCCCGTCCACCCTCACCTCCCGGATGTAGATGTCCTCCTCTGTAATGTGCATCTCATCCAGCACCACCTGCTCGATCTTGCGGTCGAAGTTCAGGTACAGGAGGGGTTTGGGGGCGGACAGGCCAAAGGTGGTCTTGCCGCACTTCTCCATGGCACAGATGGCCATGATCAGGCGGCGGTGCTTGTTGATGGTGGCCTTTCTCCCCTTTTCGATGTCCACGCCTAACCGGGACATCTGGCGCAAGTCGTTTGCTGTGGCCTTAGTCATTTTACCCTCCAGCATCTTATTCCACCATCCTTGACGGATTTACAGGAAAACATCTTGTCTCCGTTGCCCTCCTTATTCCGAAAACAACGGATGGCCCCATATAGGCCGTTCCTGCTGGGATTGTCTTCGGCGGGGACCAGAAAGCTGTCCCCGACCTCCATGTCTGCCAGAGGGTACTTTGTTCTTCTCCCCCAATTTCCCTCAATAGGCTTACCCTTTTCTATCCTATACATCACACTCCCCCTTCCTGTTTGATGATTTCATCCCGTTCCCTCAACACCATCCCCCACGTCGTCTCCATCTCCTCGGTCCCCCACACAATCCGGTACACCCGATGTTGCGGCCCGCTCCCCCGATAATCCCCCACCAGGTACATCACATGGACGATGGTGACGGTGGTCTCCATCCCCCGCGCATAAGATTGGAACTGCGTCCGCCAATAAAAATCATCCACCGGGGACTCCTTTTTGGAACTCCTCCAGGTGCATTTGTACTCGTGGTCCGCATACGCCACTTCCCCTTCCGGGTCCGGCCCGATCCCATCCGGTGACATCCATATCCCGTCCACTTCCATTGCCGGAGGGCGGTAGATGTCCCCCACCACGCCATCTCCTCTCGCCCATCCACAAACCCGTTTATCCCGGTAAGCACGGGACAGGGCGTCCTCCCACAAAAACCCGATGTCGGCACACGCCCCCATATCCCACCCCGGCGCGGTCTTGGCCAGCCCCAGTTTTCGCTGGAGGGACCGGATAATGGAGGTGAGGTGGGTGCCGGGTTCACGATCCAGCCCGGAACCGAATGGGGTGTATTGGGTGGTGATGTCGGTGATGGTGCCCATGGTTCGGGGTCCTCCCTACCCGATCATTTTCCACCGACAAACCCCCTCGTCCCACGTGCACAGGGTGAGAGTGTTGCCATCGTGGAGTTCAAAAATATAATAGGACCGGTCCGTCAGCCCATACTTCACCTTGGGGTCCACACAGGTCAGGTCGTGGATGTCCCTGGTGGGACCGTCAAACCACACTCCGGTCTTGGGGGTCATCATGTCCCCGATGGCATAGGTGGTCGGGGTATCATTGGCCGTCTCCTGCCCCTTGCCCATGTACATCTCCACCAACTCATTCCGCTTCTCCAAGGCCGTAGCGATCCGGGTCAATTCTGTCCAAATCAGAGGTAATGTCTGGTTATCTATCATTCCCTCACCATCCTTTCTCCTGCATCAACCACCGGGGGATGAAGAATACCACATGGTGCCCTTTCATACCCGTCAGTGGACTCCAATTATCCGGCTCCACCCAGTCGATTTGTGACTTGGGGAACCACTCCTCCTCCCCTGCCGACCCATCCGGGGATAGCATCAGGGCCTTGTCGGTTTCCGCCACGACCGTGGCCTCCACTCGGATTTCATCATCTCGTGTCCCCGCCATGAAACCCATCCCACCACTCCCTTCAGGTTAATTCCACCCCACCCATTACCTGCAACATCCCCGACTGATTAGTAATCTCGAATCCTGGACTTGACTTCACGCATACACCGGTACGGCGGTCGGGATCATACCGAAACCCTCCACCAATACCACGCTTTGTTTTGACCTTTACCGAACCGCCCGGAGACGAATCCGGGTCTGTCTTGGTAAAGCGCCGGGAAGTTTATCACGGGATTATTCCCCCAGGTCAAAGGGTGGGGTGGAAACCGGTTTACTCCTACATGGTCAGCACACCGTCCTCATACGTCCACGGTACACCGTCTCCCTCCAGAAACGCATCGGAGAAGGCCAGCTTAAGGATCTTGTTTGTCACCTTCTGGTCTTCCCCCTCGCGGGCTTGCATGATGGCGGTGGCCAGGGCCTTTTTCACGATCCCATCATCCCCGGACTCGGCCACGATACCCATGATCACGGTCATGGCCTCGGACTCCAGATCCCCGTCCCTACCGCCCTCATCGTCGGCTTGGGCCTTGGGTGCCTTCTTCGGGGCGGTCTTCTTGGCCGTCTTCCCGCCGCCGGATTTCCCCCCCTTTTTCTCCCAGGGGAAGTTGAAGATCTCGGCCACGCACAGGGCGGTATCGGCATACTCCCGCGTCCCGTCCTTGGATTTCTTCTTCTCCCGGCCGGTGTCCACCTGTTGGAAGTGGGCCTCCAGGCCAACGAGAAACCCTATGTCGGCGTCGAACTTGTCTGCCGGGAATCCACAGTCCATCAGGGACTGGAGGAACATGCCCAGGTTGGAGGACTTGTGGATCTGGGTCTTCAACCCGGTGGGGATCAGGTACTTCCCGTCGTCGCTGGGAACCCAATCCTCCGCCTTTCCACAGGACCAGAACTGGTCGTCGTGAATCTCCCCGTCCGGTTCCTCCAACACCAGGTGGGCGGCCGGGCGGACCATGGAGGACTTTCCGCCATAGTCGGTCATTACGAACGTGGCCTCCTTGATGGTGGCCCGGATGTTATCCAGAAGCCCCCCGCCCTCGGCCATCTCCTCCGGGTTGAGGCTGACGGCCTTTGCTCTTTGTTCTTCCAACGCCTTTTTCTCTTTTGCTGTTGCCATGTGCATTCTCCTTTGCTTTGGTATGGTGGTGATGGTTTGTGATCTATGGTTTATGGTTTACGCCCTATCTTTAACCCCTGTAGCTACCGAACCAATCTGTCTGCTATTTGTTGATAAAAAGCGGACCATGCTGTAGCCCACTTAAATAATTCTTGTTCTACTATGTAAATGGCTTCCTCGGGATCGTTTGTATCGAGCTGGTTAGTTGACCGGCCGAACCGCAGACCGCTTGTATGTACGTCAAACAATCCGAAACTATGTGGATAAGATGCTAAAACTATGGGATAATTTGCAAGTCTTGCTTTCAGTACAATATGTTTTGGTAACTTGGTTGATGATTTTATAAATTCTGATTTGATAATCTTCCATTTCAATTTAGGGGTAAACGAAATAGGGGTAAATTCACCCACCTTGTAGTCGTCACACTCAATAAATGCTTTTGGCTTCATAGCTTCCTCTAAAGTTCTAAGCCCTACGATTTTAATGTTAGCCAGAGTTACGGACGCTTGTTGAAAAAATAATCAACGACTATTTTACTCCCGCAAACCATAACAATTGCTGTGATAACATCGTCATCAACCGCAAGCCTACCATGTTCAATGTCGGAAACCTGAGAGAGAGTTAATCCAAGTGCGCCGCCCAATTCACGGCATGTTATTTTTGCCAGCATCCTTGCTTGACGAGCGACTTCAGCGCGATTTTCTTTTTTGTCCGCAGGAACAGATGCAATAATTGCCTCGATTGCTGTTTCAACTCGATCCATGGCTATTAAATCCCCCGATTTACCGACCCGCTGCCTATGATTGCGGCACACCGCCCAACGCCTGATATGACCCCATGAACCACTGGGGGGCGAAATCCGCATACTTCCTGATAAACCACTTGATGTTGTCGTCAATAATAAAACTATCCCCCCGGTCGTCCTCGGCCCGAACAATCCTGCCCACGGTCTGCACCAGGGTCTGCATCGCACTGTACGGCCCATAGGTGTCATCCCGATTACACCTTTCTTTGATAATGGGATCGGACGTGTCGGGGTAGGCGATCTTCCCGATGATCTGCCACCTCGCCGTGTCATAAGGAAAGTCATACCCGGTGGTGACGGACGGGGACACCAGGATCTTCCCCTCCCCCGCCATCCCCTTGAACGCCTCGATCACTTGGGCCGCAGTTTTGGTGTCATGGGACATCATCCGGTCTCGGTACTTGGACCGTTTCAATATCTCATCCCGGCGATAATAGGACACGGTGTGGATGATTCCGTTCCCCTCCCGGCCCCGGATAAGTTGATCAATCCTCGTCAACCACGTTCGGAACTCCACTGGCTTGGTGCGAAAATTCAGCCGTATGGTGGGGATGTGATACAGCATGCGCCGGTCCTGGGGGATAATGTGCGGGTACTCCTTCAACTGGTACTGGTCCGGGTCCACCCCTAACATCTGCATGGTCTTGCCCCGGACGGTGGCGCTGGTGAACACGATATGGGGTATCCCGGTGAACATTACATCCTCGGCCCGGTCGAAGGGCCATGCCAGGGCCACCCGCATCACCCCCCACTTTTTCTCCGGCACCACCACCACATTTTCCCCGTCCCCGGTCAACGCCCGGATAATCTGCTTCAGCTTTCTCTTGGCCTGTGCCGCCTGGAATGTCCTCTCCATCCGGCTGGCGGACTTGGCGTCCTTATATATCCGGTCGGCCTCTCCGTGCGCCTCCCTGGCCCATCCTAAGGTATCCCGCCGGTCGTCCGTCCACAGATAATTCTGTAGGAGGTACTTCTCCACCTCATTCCTCCGGCTCAACCTCACCGTGAACGCATCCGCGACACGATCCGGGCAATCATGTGCCTCGTCGCATACCAGCAACCCAAATCGACCAATCGTTTCGCCGTCCCCCTGCCCCGCATCCAACCGGGCTTTGTTATTGTAAATCCAAAAAGCATAATTCGTGACCACGATCTGGGCCGCCGCCGCTTTTCGTACCTGATCGAAATACTCACACCCGGTGTCCTTGTATGAGCAGGAAATACCGTAATTGCACGGACCCCGGTCACACGTGACCCCATGGCCGATCTTACGACACCGATAGTGACTCTTTCCACGGACGTGAACACATAGATCACCGAAGTCCTCCATGAGCTGGTCGGTCAAGGGGTTGGTGGAGGTGAGCACCAGGCACCGCTCCCCGGACATGAGGGCGAGTGTAATGTACATTAAGGATTTGCCGGACCCGGTGGGCATGACCATGGCGTCGAACCGGTACTCGGACGTCAACAGGTGTTCTACCGCATGGTCTTGGCCGGGCCGCCACTGGGTGAACTGATCGGGGAGGCCCAAAAAGGGCGGCGGGGGGAGGACCGGGGTCAAGTCGATCCTCGATTCCCCCGCCTGGGGGACGGGTGGGCGGCCATACATGGGGTGAGTGCGCCGCCCTTCCGGGTACAATCTTTTGTTGACATATTTGGCCACTTGATGCTCCCGTGTCAAGTGTAAAGTGGTTGGTGGGTGGGTGGCTCTATTTGGTGGTGGCCCCGCACAGCACCTGATCCAAGTCCCCGACAACCTGCGCCTCACCGAACTCCCATGGGTGCTCCGGGAACGGGTAGGTGCGGATGGTGATCTGGCGGGGGGACATGCCGATGGAGGAGATGAACGGGTGTTTCATCAGACGTCCATGGATGGATTTCCCCAATTCATTGGCCTCCTTTTGAATCTCCTTGCCATTGCGGGCGATGGTTTCCTTGTCCACCGTCAACTGGACCTCGGTCTGAACAACCATGATGTCGTTATCAAGAATGGTGTACCGGTAACACCCATCTACGGAGGTTTTCCAGTCCAAGTCGTCCACACCTTGGTCATCCTGGGCCATCGGTGTACCAGCCAAGGTCAAGGTCAAGGTCAATACCACCACCATCACCACCATTTCCATCATCATACTGATACTGATCTTTTTCATCTCCCGTCCTCCCTATTGGTTTATTGTTGGCGCGGGCAGGGATTTGCACCCTGCATAGATGCTGAGCTTCTTCGGTCCATACATCCAGTCTATCCGGTTACTTGCGTCTACCTATTCCGCCACCGCGCCACGCATAAGGTACTTACATATTGCAGTGTCCATCATATCCGACCAGCGTTTGGACAATTCGTCCTGTGCAATTTGTATATCCTTGTCATTAACCATAATACGATTCTTATTGCGAACCATGGACAAGGTAACTTCATCGTCATAGATGAACGGGACTTCCTCTTTAGTCTTTTTCACACTTTCCCCCTCAACTCTGTTTTATTGGTCAATCCCCCTTCAGCAAATTCCCATATCGTCTTTTCAATTCCTCCTCGAACTCCCGCCTCCAGAAATCATCCCCCATCTGCTTCATCTGTGCCCACACCTTCAACACCAATTGCCTGGCCCGGTCGTCATTCCCCCGTTGCCGGTGATCCCTGACCCGGTCGTCCAGCCGGTCAAACAGACTCCGGAAGTCCTCCATGTACTCATCCTCCCGGACGATCTCCACCATGGCGTTTATGGTGTGGATGGTGGACCCGGTCCCGTCCTGGTCCCCTTCGGCCAGCCAGTGGAAATGGCGGAGGAGGGCGTGGCGGTACAGGTAGCCAATGGACCGGTATGGATAGTGTTTGGATTCAACAACCATCTGGGCTTGGGCAATCAACTGCGGTGGGACTTTGACTTGCAACCGTGCGTGGTGGCCTTTGTCGTCACGGGCGGGTACGTGCCACTCATCCCATGATTGTTGGTCCGAACCACTGCCCGGCACTAAAGAGACAACATTACCCTTGCGTTCCCCGTTTCCCATTTGTCCCCCTTGAGATTGAAAGATGGTAGGTGCTCCCGCCCCGTACAGCCAGTGATTATCTTCAATTGTGCATTCAAGGCGTGAGCCCCTGGTGGACAGTTATTCCCCGGCTGTATCCACTCCGCGCTACCGCCAACTGTTGACGGTTTCGCCTTTATGCTCATCAGGCGTGAAGGGGTGGTGGGGCTTACATCCCCACCTTTCCAGGACAGATGCTACCTGCACAGGGCTCACATGGTAGCCCACGCCTTGAATGCACAATTGAATTTTTAAAGATACGGCATCTCTCCATCCTCCACAAGATAATACTATTTGACTTAAACCTTCCCATTGTTCGATGATCCAACCCTACCCCCGCCTGTTTGCGTGGGTCAAGGGGGAATTTGGCTTTTTATTGACCACCTCCAACCCCCCACCCTATACTATGGATCATGGAGGGCAACCCCAATGTATGGTATCACGGTATCACGGTCGCATGGTAAACGGTTCTCCTGGTATCCGGTATCAATAATTGGTATCACGGTATCAGGTATCCGGGTATCACGAAACGTCGAGGTGTAACTCGGTAGTACTAGTATATATATAGGGGGGAGAGGGGAGAGGGGAGGATGACCATGAGGACGAATAGAAATCTGTTTGGTGATGGGCCGACCCGGTATGTGTCCGAACGAGTGTCCCCGGTGAAGCGCAAACCGATCCCGGTCAGGAAAACAAGACGGCGGGCGGGGATGGTGGAGAGGGTGAAACGGGGGAGGGACTATCGGGAGCGCAGACGGGTGGTGAATAGTGCCATGCAGTCGCCAGCGGGCAGGGAGGTGATGGGGATGCTGGCCAGGGGGTTGTGTGACCCGCACCGGGCCAGAAAGTGCGCTCAGCGGCTTCTCAGCGATTATACGGTGGTGGAATTGGGGAATGTCCTTTATAATAGATGCCGGCGGGTGTTGGACCCGGTCAGTGATCCCATACTTAGGAGAGTGAGGCCGGTGGGGAAACCTGGGGCGATGTCGGAGGCGGAGAGACGGGAGTATGAAAATGTAATGTGCATTGTGAAAGCGAAAGAGGTGGTGGAGGGGGATCGGTCCCAGTCCGGTTGATGGTCCCGGTCCCCCCTCCTGCTCCCTCTTGGTTATTCGGTGGCTTTGCGGATGACGTCAAGCGCAAACCCTTC